CCATAGAGCCGTAGCGTGGCGTCGGCGTCACGACAGGCGTAGTGTAGGACCTGCTCAAAAGGCGCATGGGTGATGCACTTCCCCGGCCACGGCCCACACACCAATTCAATCTCGGCGTGGTGGTCCTCCCAGTTGTCCCACATGGTGAAGACATCTTTGGCGGGGTTCCGTCGTAAGTCCGTAAAAAACCGCTTCAACTTCGTGCCCATGCTCTGGGGCTTGTAGAGCTTCCAGGCGCCGCTCGGCTCGCGCCGGAGCTGCTCCTCGGGCTTGGTCCAGGTGTGGTCGCCCGTATGGGCATCGAGATAGTAGGTGAGCACGAGCTGACGCGAGTAGGGCGTTACGAGGTCATCGAAGTCCTGCATGACCATGCCCAGCTCGCGGAGGGCCAGGGCCTTGAGCCCTTGGGGCAGGTTGCCTAAGTGGAACACGCGGACCATCGTATCAATCACGCTCGCATCCAGTAGCGTGAGTCCCATCGCTCGCGTCACCGGCCGGTCAAACAGCCAGTTGTGAAAGAGCAGGGGTCCCCGGCGTCGAGCGAGTTCCCGCTGAAAGGCCCGGAGCACATCCTGCCGATCCGCACGAATCAACCGCCCCGTCCCCGGCCGATGACTGTAGGTCAAGCAGAAGGGGTCGCCCCCACGCTTCACCTCCGTATCCATCGCGAGCGGCCCCGTCGAAGGGATGGCCATCAACTCCTCGGGGTCCGTCACTTCAGCGTAGTCCGGCTCGAGAAATCCATCGCGGGGCTGCACGAGCGTGCCCTTGAGATAGCGCTTGAGCCGCATCCAGTCCGTGCGGATGTAGAGCATTTGCTTCGGGGAGTGCAGCCCGAGCGCAGGGTGATACATAGGAAAGACTGGCCCCCAGGGAGAAGTCGTGGGAAGGCCATGCTGCAAGTCGAGCTGAATGTCTGGGTTCAAGGCCGCCGCCGCGAAGGCGCCCAATGTAACGATTACACGAGGCCGCATCCGTTCAATCAGCGGGTAGAGATGCGTCTCGGCACAGCTCGCGAGCAGCTCCTGGTCCTTGGCGCGCGTCGGGTCGAGCTTGCCTCCGGCGCTGACGGGGAGGCAGCTAATCGCATTGTGGAACATGACCCGATCCCGCTGGAGGCCCGCCAGCGGCAGATAGTGGCCGTTGACTTCCTCGCCCGTCTTGCCGATGAACGGCACTCCCATCTTGTTCTCGTCTTTCCCTGGCGCCTCTCCGACAAAGAGGATATCGGCGTCCGATGGCCCCTGGGGCTGGACACAGGTATTGACGCCAGGGCAGAGCGCACAACGTGTCACCCGCGTTTCTCCACGAGTCCCCGCTTCCCGTGTGTAGTCGTCTTTCGGCTCGCGCGGTATTCGGGCTTCGTCTTGGCCTTCCGCTTCTCACTGAGCATGATGGCGACCGCTTGTTTCTGCGACTTCACGGTCTTGCCGGAGCCGCCAGACTTGAGCTTCCCTTTCTTCCACTTCTTCATCACTTCATCCCAGGGCATAATGCCTCCCAGATGGAACCGACAGGTTGACGGACGGACCACGGAACGAATCGCTTGACGGCCCACTGCACACTCGGGCGCACGTAGTCATGGCCTGCGAGCACACCCCCCGGCCGGAGCAGGGGCAGATAGAGAAACAGATCCATGGCGACAGACATCTCATCATGCTCGCCATCAATGAAGATGAAGTCGAACGGGTCGGGCCGCTGGTCTCGAAGATGATGGCCGGACTCATAGAGGGTAATTTTGGATTCCCAAGGCCGCACGTTTTGCCAGAACTGCACCCGGAGAGCATCAGCCCCGACGCGATGGAATTCCTCCGCGAGAATCGGGTCACGGCTTTGGTAGGGGTCCACAGCGCAGACGACACCCGGCGTCGAGGCAGCTAGGACAATGGTCGAGCGGCCCTTCCAGGCGCCCACTTCCAGCACCCGAGGCGCCTTCGCCGCCTGCTCCGCGAGCCAATCCAGCTCGTCAGGGTCCATCCATCCCTGCACAGTGAGCGCCCGTTCACGAGCCGTCATGGCTTGGGCCGCTTGAAGACGCAGTTGATGTGCTTCGGCTCGACCATGCGAGGCGCCTGCGTGAGGTAGGAGGGCTGAATCGTGCTGACCAGCTCCCAGCCGTCCGCGCCCAGCACATTCAGCTCCCGTTCATCGAGCTGGACTGGCGTGTAGAGCACGCGATATTCCCACTTCATTAGGACCGTCCTCTCAGCAGCCGCCCCATCGAGCGGCAGGCACAATCGGCAATATCTTGGAGCACATCCCGGTCATTGAGGGTGATGCGCTCCGGGTCGATGTTGGTCGGGACGATGCGGTCATGGTTCACCACCGTATGGGGCGTCCCGTCCTCACTGAATTCAATCACTTCCACTAGCACACGCCATCGAGTCTTCACGTCCGCACTCCTAAAATCTGTCGAACAATCGACTGCGCTGTCTTCACCCCGATGCCGGGGATTTTCAGCCAGTCCATTTCCTCTGAGTTGGCCAAGGTAATCGGTTTGCGGAAGAGGCGCTCGGCATCCTGGCTATGCTTCACACCGATCCCATCCAAATCAGCCGCCCACTTCCGCACGAGACTGGGCTTGCCACTCAGGCTGGGGAGGTTCAATTTCTGCATTTCGAGTAAGCTGGTATGGCTCCGCCAAGGCTTCTGGAAGTAGTGCCAGCACTCCACGATATCGAAAGCGGTCTGCACGACATCGCGCGTGTAGAGCACATGCACGCCAGAGAGCGAGACACTGAAGAGGTAGCGCCGGAGTTTGCTATACATCACCCGCTGACTGCGGTAGCGGCACTCGCCCCAGCTCGTGCCCCCCTTGAAGCCTTCCATGAGCGTGCCGTTCGGGTCGTGGGGCTTCCAGTGGCCCTCGATGAGCAGGAAGTTGGCCTGATAATACTCGGCCATCCCGAGCCGTTGATGGCCGTTGTAGCGCGCGTCATCGATGCAGCTCAGCATGTCGTGGAGCGTCTTGCGCTCGATGCCGATGGCAATGATGCCGTCTCGCCCCTGGCCCTCGAAGGCGGCATCGCCAAACGGGAGAGATGCCTTCTCGGCGGGGACGCCTAGCCGCTTGATGTGGGGCAGCAGCTCGATACTGCCCACGCGCGAGTCAATCAGAATCATGCCTGAAACTCCGCCCGACATCGGCAATTCGGCACGATACACCGGCCACGCCGATGATTGAGAATACTGTGGTCGCAGTCTGGGCAGACGGTCATCCTCAGAACCCCCATTCGCTCAGGGGTATGTGCGGATACACGAGCTGCACGAGCCCCTGGAAGTGGCAATCGCTCCCCCACAGCTCGGTCCCGACGAGGCCCGTGTTGACCTTGCATTTGGTGATGCGGATGCCCCACTGCTGGGGAATCAACTTCTTCGTGAGAGGGTTGATCCGAGCGGGCTGGTAGAGGTGCCGGAGCTGAATCTGCCATAGATACTCCTGGTCGGGGAAGCCCTGGCGCTCGACATCTCCAGTCTTCTCCCGCTTCTCTTCGCCAGTCTTGGGGTCGAGCACGACATTGCCGTCACGGTCACGCACCGTGCGGTATTCGGTCTTCACTTTGTTCGTCGCGATGACAATCTTTCCGGCATCCCATGCCCGGTTAATCATCGCGCGGCGGGCCGCATAGACATCCGAGTAGCGCGTCTGCGGGAAGATGCCGGTGAGGCGGCCATGCTCGGCCAGCCGTTGCAGCTCCCACGAGTCGCTGTCGCCATCGAGCACGACCGTCACCGCTTCAGGGTTCTCTAGGGCCTTGACGTAGACGCTATAGAAGGCCCGCCAGTATTCGACATAGGTGTTCTGACTGGCTTGGGTCGCCGTGGGCGCCGTAATCACCTTGAACGCGAAATCCGTGCGCCGAGTTTTGGGGGGCGTGGCGTTGTCCAGCATCGCGTCAAAGCCCCGGTCGAGACAAATCACAATCCCCGGCCCCGGCGCCGAGCAGGCAAATTCGGTCTTGCCGGTGTCACTCTTACCATCGGAGCCAATCAGCAGCCGACGCCGCTTGGCCGATTTTCGGAGCTGGGCGGGCTCGACAAATCCATCACGAAGAAACGAAGCAGGTAACGCCACTTAGATCCTCTCATCCCGGTATTGCCGCAGGACGCTCCAGTTGTCGTCGATGTCCTGCTGCGTGTAATCATTACGCCACTTCTTCAGGCAGGGGCGGATGGGCCAACTGTAGTCCCCGCAGAGAAAAAGGGTGTGCATGTAGGCGGTCAGGCAGTTGAGGCCCCGGCAGTAGGCCATCATTTGGGCTTGCCACATCCACTGACCGCTCAAGTCCCCGACCGTATTCACGGACTTGTAGGTGGCCTTGACTTCATGGACCGCGAGAATCTGGTGGCGTGCGCCCCGCTCCGTAATCACCAAATCGAGGCTCTCGCCGTCGTGGGTCATGTAGATACCTTCGACGCACATCTCCCCAGGGTGATCGACCACATCTTCGAGCTGCCCGAGATACCATTCCTCCCACGCCAAGCCAATCGCGATGCGGAGCTTCGACACCTCATCAAGCCCATCCCACCAATCCTGCTGCGAGACATCCACGAGCGACAGGTCCTCGCGGTCCTCTATCGTCAGAATCTTGGCCTCGACCGCGATGCAGCGGATAATGCTCGATACATGCACACCCGTAGAGCGGGGCGCCCGACTGACAGGGAGCTGAAGGGTGACGGGGAGTTCGGTAATGACCATCGTCTCTCTCTGAGGAACCGGGGGCACAGTGCATGTGGTCACTGGCCCCCTCCCTCCCCTCCTCGTCGCCGGTCAGCCGGAGGGGGACTGGCGCTAGAAGCCCGGATGGGCCGGACTTATACCGGGACGACTTTCTGGCCGCTCACCTTGTAGCCGAGCTGGCCCAGCACGGCGTTGAGCGCCTCATCGGACCCGAAGTAGGTCTCGATGACGGCCTGCGCCATGTCGGCGCCCTCCGCCGTTGAGACGTGCTTGAAGGTGCCTGTCCGCATCAGCAGTTTGGTCACGCCATCCGGTGAGGCTTCGAGGACGGCCGTGGCGCCGTTGATGGCGGCGCTTTCAATCGCGCCTTCATCAGCCGCCTCCTCGACAGGGGCCGGAGCGGCGGCCTTCTTCGCCAGAGGCTTGGGCGCCACCTTTGGGGTAATCTTCCCCGCCACTTTCGTGACCTTGGCGGCTGGCGCTGGCGTGCCTGCTTCGGGCACGCCCCCTGAGCCTTCCCAGGGCTTCCCGTCATCCTTGATTTCGGTGACGACGGCGACCATGCCAGACCCCATCCGCTCCTCAGTAGCCGCCTCGCCCGTCTTCGGCGCGAAGCTCTTGCGATCCTCTGGCTCGGGGACATTCGCGATGTGGACCCAGACACCATCGAGGACCGACAAGTCGTTGGTGAAGACGCCCTGCGGCAAGCCGGAGTCGTAGAGGGACTTCAGGAACAACGCCCAGTTCGTCGAGTTGGGCAGCGTCCCGGCCGGTGCCCCTGGAATCGGGACCAGCCCCTTGCCGGTGTCGGGGTCCGGCGCGAAGGACTTGTCGGCGTTCCGCCCCATCGAGTAGAACTGCTCACGCGGCTTCTCATCGCTTCCCGTGAGACTGTGGGCTGTGACCTGCACGCCCAGTCGCGCAGGCCCACGGGGCACGCCCGCCTGAGTCGTGGCTTGGAACATCAACACGCTGAATTCCAAGGCGTAGTCGCCCTCGGGCATCCCACCACCCTGGACATACATCTCCATGCTGCCGAAGTTGACGCCTTCGACCGCAGCCGGAGCGGGGGCCGTTCGTCGCTGAATTGCCATAACGCTTCTCTCCTTGTGTAATGATTACAGTGACCTAGAGTTTCGGGGGCGGCTGTGGCAGGACCTCCACCCTGCGAAAGTTGATGTGAAAGGACCTCGGGGCCAGATGGCCATACCGAGGCAGGAACCATTCGATGTGATTGTCACAGAGGAAGTTCTCGCAGTGGTCGTCCTTCGAGCGCATCCCCCGGCCAAAGGTCTGCACGAGCGCCTGCATCGCCTGATACGCCCCGTATTCCTTGTCATCCTCCGACCGGGCCTTGACGATCTTGCTGCGGCCATCCGGAAACGGGATCTTACAAATGAACTGGAATTCGCACTCATCTTTCGGGAAGTCATATCCGGCGCCTACGGACGGACTGACGAGAATGGTGCCCGGAGGAGCCATCTTGTAGGTCTCCACCATCTCCGTAGAGGCTTCCCCTCGCTGGTTAATGAGCATGGAGGATGCAAATCGGCTGGAGGCCAGAATCTCATCCCTCCGGGCATAGCTGATGGTATGGACGATCCCCTTCCGGTCTCGGCGCCGCGCCAATACTTGGTCGAGCCGCATCCAGAGCATGGACAGGTCTTTGGCCCGGTTGTCCACCCGCATCGTCGGCACCCAGTAGATGGGGCAGCGCTTGGGGTCGAACTCCGAGTCGAACTCGCGGAATGTAAAGTGGGCCTGCCCGACACCAATCATAAACAGCGTCTTCGGCCGGAGGGTGGCGCTCATCACAATCACCCGAGGAATCTTCAGGAGGAGCGCGGCTTCCGCGTAGCGTCCAGGGCGAATCGGGTCGAACTGAAAGCCTCGGGGCAGCTCATCCACGACCCAATCTGCGACACGGGCGGTCGAGAGGGTAGCGAGCCGCTTGCTGAGATGCCGGAGATGCGTGTAGCTCCGGACCCAGCTCGACTTCGGGTCATGGCTGTGCTGGAGCCGTCGATGGGCCTGAATCATCAGGGGCTCGACTTCCGCTCGGGCGGCCGACGCCCAGGTCTTCCAGGTCTGCACCAGATCCCGGTCCTGACTCGGAAAGGGGATGCCCAACTCCTCCTCCAGCTCGCGGGCGCCGAGCGTCACTTGCATGGCATTCGCCAGAGCGTCTGGACACAGGTGCCCCTCGTCGAAGATGACTTGCTGGAAATGCTGCATGCCCTGGCCAAACTTCCGGGCGCTCGTCCACTTCGCGTAGTTGGTGACGACCAGTGAGCTGACAGCGGCCCGCATCTCGGCTTGAGTCGCGGGGCAGTGCACCTTGCCACGATAGGGGCATTTCGCCGCGTAGCCGTCTTCACAGGTCCAGTCGGGGGAGACACCACAGGGATAGTTCCGGCGCCCTCGGATGTCCACGAGGCCCACGCCTGCGAAGTCCTCCATCGCTTGGTCGGCCAGCCCCCGGCTATGCGTGACATAACAGGTGGGCTTCTTCGAGATGAGCGCATAGGCAATCACGCAGGCCGTCTTCCCGCTGCCTGTCGGCATCGCGAGGGCTGTGACTCGGCGCCGATCCGTTAGGAGAAGCCGGATAGCCTCTTCCTGAATAGGGCGCCATGCCTGGAATTTCTCAGGCAGGCCCAGTGCGCGCGGACTGGGGATTTTCATGCAGGCGAAAGTCTAGCGGACCTATGCTAAATAGTCAATAGTCAAGTCAGGAAATGCGGGAAGTATTTCAGGCGGTCAGTTCTTTCGGAAGGGCTTTCGCACGGCGGGAGAGGCTCCGGCGTCGGGCATCAATCGCGAGGAGGAATTCATCGAGGTCCATGCCTAGGCGTCTGGCAATCGCACGGGCCAGTTTGACCGAGGGACTCCGCGCCCCCGCGAAAATACGGGACAGGTGACTCGCGTCCACGTCCAGCTCACGCGCTAGCTCGGAGAGGTTCAACGCCTCTCCATTGAACGTGATGGATTGCCGGGTCAGATGCGCCGTGCCCATAACACCGTCCACTTTAGCGGACGGACCTGTGTCTGTCAAGCAGAGATGTAACGATTACACCGGATTGACGGGTTCTGGGGACCTGTGCTACAACATCTCCCATGATGCTCACCACCCACTATTCGCCTGCGGACTTGCTCCGCCGATGGGGAGCACTGGAGCCCATCCTGCACCGGATTCAGAATCAGCACGTCTCGCTCATCGAGCAGGAGGCGCTCGCGGTCCTCGTGCAGTTGGCCGAGGCCGAAATCGAGCGGCTGAAGAATCTTCGGCCCGAAGACAGCTACTTCCAAGCCCCGGCCGAGATGCGCCGGGTCTCGGGCTGGTAGCTAGACGACGGCGAGGGCACGTTCAACCCAGCCGTGCACGTTCTCTAAATCTGTTGTCGGGGTCGCTTGTCGAAAGGCCAGGACGGCGGGATCACGCAGCGCGAGCTGCACATACCACACCACACGACGGTCCACGAGTCGTCGGCGGAGCACCTGAAGAAATTCAGGGTCAGCCACGGCTCGGAGGGCCGCATCCGTCTTCCGGCCATAGACCCCATCAATCACGAGACTGGTATTGCCGTCTTCGCGGAGGAGGGTTTGTAGCATCCGGCAGGGCACCGCAGGGCCGGAGGTCATCGCCCAGTCGAAGAGAATCGTGAAGAGGCCAGGGTCAATCGCCCCGACTGCCAGGAGTGGCCCCCCGATATCGTGCACCATGAAATCTCGAGCCTGCTCCTCCGTGATATTCACGAAGTCCAGCGGGAGGAGCGGCGTCTGGCCTTGGGCCTTCAGCCAGCGGTTGTATTCCGTGAAGGTGACGCCCCCTTTGGTCAGCCCCCCTTTGTCGGCCGCCCGATTCGTGACGGCAGGCCAGCCTTCGAGCCGGAGCCGCTCTGCCAGAATCGTGTCGAGATTCATTGGTCGCGTCCCTTCTTCGGGGTCGCGGCCGGAGGCGCTGGAGGGGGCGCAGGCACATAGCGGTTGAGCTTCTGGTCCCACGTCATGCCGGGAGGCGCCGCTTTCACATTCTCCTCATTGAGCTGTTGCTGCTGTTGCTGAATCAGGCGGCTATGGGATTCGGCTTGCAGGGGGCCAAGGGTGCCCTCGCATTGCCGGAAATTCTTCAGAGTCTCCGCGAGCTGACCCTGGAGCGCAATCAAGTCCTGTTTGTAGCTGGCGGTCGGTGCGGCCATGCCCGGTTGCCAGCCTTGGAATGTCGCTTTGACGATAGAGAGGGGGGCACATTGCCGGTCGGCGCCTACGCCCCAGCAGATATCCCCAGTCTCCATCTTGGCCTGCTGGGCGATCCCCGTCGCAATCCAGGCTATGACGACTATCGCGCAGACCACCCAGAACTTCATGTTAGCCTCCTGTGCCCAAGGGCACCCAATAGACGGTGAAGACCGGCGCCCCAGCGCCCGTCGTGGCGTTCACCCGATACTGCTCCCCCTTCTTCACGGGGGTCGTCGAAGATTGTTTCTGGCCATCAGGGGCGTTGGCCGCCCCTCGCAGCGTCGTGGGCGTCGCCGCTGAATCCGAGAGCGTATCGAGTGCGCCGGAGCACCCGCCCCCGCCCGAGCAATCGACAATCGCAATCACGAAGCCATCGCTGGCGGCCGTATAGTTGGTCCCCGTCGATTTCGTGTTCCACGAGAACACCGCCGTCGTGGACCAAATCAACGTGCCCGTAAAGGTATTGGTGCCCGCCGAGAGCTGGGGAATCCCGGTAATAGCCGTGCCGTCGAGGGAGGAGAAGTAGGTGCTGGTGAGTGTCAACTGGGGCACGACATTAGCCGCTGCCACAAGCCGCCCCTGTTGGTCCACCGTAAACGTCGCGATATGGGTCGAGTTCCCATAGGGACCGAGCGTCACCGCCGTATCGGCAAGGTCGGCAGCCGTCACACACTTGACGCAGAGTAGGGTGCCCGTCGCGCTCAGGCTGACATCTCCTCCATTGGGCTGGAGCTGAAGAGTGGTGACAGTCGTCCCGAGCTGCGTGGATTGAATGAAGCCACTGTTGTTTGTGGTGTCGTAGCCCAACGCGAGCGTCTTGTTGACATCCGTCACGCCCTTGATTTGGAGACCGGCATTCGCCTCGATGCTCCCGACTTCATTCCGTGAGATGACGACAATCCCGGCCTTCACTCCCCCCGAGCATAGGGACGATCCGACCGCACAGCCGACGTGGAGAGAATCGCCTGTCGTATCCGTCGTGACCAGGGTCGAGAAGGCCCCTGGCCGGAGTTGGGCTGATACGACCGCAGGCCACAGCAGCAGACTCAGGAGGAATAGAAGTCGTGTAACCATTACACTTCCTAACTGGTGCGGACAAGCCGCACAGCCCAGACAAAGCCGCTACCTGTATCCACTTGCACCTTGATGCCGTAGGTCTTGGTCGCCCCCCCAGCCGGAAAGGTAATGTTGGCTGACGTGACAAGCGCCCCCGTCGTGCTAGAGGAGGAGACCACGGCGAGTGGGGTATCCGGTGATCCATCCGTCAGGTTCATAATCGCGGCTGTCACCGTAGCCCCGTCATTCCCCATGAGCATCGCCTGAATCGCGTAGGTGCCCACGAGATTGGCGGAGTCCACCTGATAGAACGAGGTCCCCCCGTGGAGCTTATCGTAGGTCGTGCCCGAGGGATAGGCGGTCGCCGTTATCGGCACGGTGATGTCGCCGCCGAAGAAGAAGGTCTCGTTCGCCGTCGCGCCACCCCCGGTCGTGACGGAGGTCGAAGGCACGTCATCCTGAGACCGCACGAGTGAGCCGTCCGGCCGCTTCATCACATACTTGTAGGTCGCGGCCAGACAATACATCGTGCAGCGTCCGGCCGAGTCACAGACGACCGGGTTGCTATTCGGAATGGTCAGCGCCAGATCCGAATAGGTGGCCAGCGGCGTCGAGGTGCCTGCCGCGAACGTCTCGATGAGGGCGCCAGGAATGATGCTGCCATCATTGTCGAACGCCGTAAACCAGGGAGCGGGAGCAATCGAGCCGGTCGTGGTCATTTCTGTCCACTCCAATCGGGGATGTAGACCCGCTTGAAGCGCCCTGTCGTGGGGTCACGCACGACATAGCTTTTGGTGGGGATATCGACGAGCCCACTCCGGTCAGGGACTTCCGCCGTGAACCCAGGCCGCCCAGGCACCGCCTGCACAGAGGGCTCAGTCGGCACAGCTTCCGTGACAGGTGCCCCAGGGAGCCTGAGCTGCGTCGGCTGATAGAATCCTGGCACCAGTCCCCCCGTGCCGCTCGTGTCCGGCGAGACCACGGTGCGATTCGGGATGAAGGTATCCGAGGGTGAGAGTGGGGCTCGTGCGCTCACGATAGGCGGCGGCGTCAGCAGACCCCGAATCTCTGGCTCAGGTGGCGCAAACGGATACTGCGGGGGCTTGATTTTGAGCTTCTGAAACGCCTTCGCGATAAGTTCCCCGCGCGTGAGATTCGGAGGCACTAATGCCTGCAAGGCTTGGTCTGCGAGCACTGCTGTGCCCGCCGCTCCCAGGACTCCACCGCCACCCCCTCCGAAATACTCTCCCGCGCCAGCCGCCGCTGCGGGCACCACCCTTCGGGCGATTTTGGCGAGAGGAGAGTTCATCCCCGTCCCCTTCACGACAGCATCCGCATTGAAGGAGTGATACTGAGCGGCATTCCGCACGGCAATCAACGATCCTTCATCTCGACGTAGCTCGCGCACGCCTGAGATGCCGCGCTCCTCCAGTTGGTCGTAGACGCCATCGCGCAAGGACCGAGCCGCCACTTCCCGAGCGACAAACGCCGGGTCGGCACGGCGGGCCAGGGCTTGGTCGTAGTTGTTGCGGGCCAGCACGGCGTCATTCTCGGCATTCAGCCGGTTGCGGATGGCATCCGCTGTCGAGAGCGTCATGGGCTCGCCCAGGCCCAGCTCCTCAATCTCCTTGACGCCAATCGGGATGTCGGATGGCCGCACGCCACGGGCCAGGGCATCCTTCACGTCCCGCAGGGGATTGGTGCGAATCAAGTCATTCGGATGGAGCGCGATGTATTTCTCGACATGCGCCTCTACCTGATGCACAGCACTGGTCGCGGCATCTCGGAGGGTGCCCACATCCTCGATGGGCACGGCGGCATGCTCACTTGCGAGATACGGGGCCGCACGCCCCACATCCTGCTCGGTGTAGGGGGCGCCAGATTTCGAGGGGATGGCCTTCCGCAAGTCCATGGTGAACTGCGTCACGCTCGCGGGATTGGCCTTGGCCCGATTCGCCATGGCTGTCTCAACCGCAGGCAGCACTTGATTTTTGATGACTTCCGGCGCCGCAAAGGAGGTGCCCAAGCCCATCGCCGTGCCTGCGCCAGCGCCCCACTCGCCCCGGTTCATCTGACTGCCTGCCTCGTTGAGCTGCGACCCCAGACCCGGAATGCCATTGAGGAGGTAGTAGAACCCCTTGACGGCGGCGTTGCCGTAGTCCCCCTTCTTCAGCGCCTCGCGGGCCTCATCGAACATCTGCTGATTCGAGAGGAGAGCGCCATGGACCGCATCTCGGGGGGCGAGGATTTGCGCCCCCATCCCAGCCGTCTGCCCTATAGGACTAGCCGACACGAGATGCTTGACGAACTCCCAGGCTTGGTCGGTAGGTGAGGAGACGGAGCCCTGCTTCTTTGGCGTCTCCTTTGGCGCTAAGTCGTCAATGTTCGTCGCACTAGGCGGCGTATTCCACCAGTCGGCAGACGCCGGAGCAGACGGCGGAGGCGCCGCTGGTGTAATGGTTACAGGGTTGTCCCACCAGTTATCAGCCACTACTGCACCGTATAGCCGCGCTTCTTCGCCTCGGCCACCGCTTGGTCATGCGTCCAATGGTTCGCCACCATCGACTTCTGAATGTCCGCTTCAGTGATGGTCTTCGAGCCAGCCGCAGGAGGTGGCGTCGTCGGAGGCAGGATATCCCCAGCCGCCACTTTGACCCCAATCGGAGTGGCCCCAAGACGGCCTTGAATATCCCGAATCTGGTCGAGCTGCGACTGCCTCCGATTCTCAGCATCGTTCGCGAACAGCTTGACGACATCGTAGGCTTGCTTGTAATTGAAGTCCCCGCTGATAAGTGCATCGACTTCCGCTCGCGCCGTATCGGTGAGGGTGCCCCCCAGAGCCGCTCCAGCATTCTGCAAGAGCTTGGCGAACTCGGGCGTCACGATACCCCGTGCGGCATTGTAGGTCGCCACATTCGAGGAGCCAAAGGCTTTCTCGTCAATCTTTCTCAGGGGCTCGTTAATCCAGGGCGATCCCGAATCGACCACCTTCTGCGCCTGCTGGAGGAAGACGCGAGCATTCTTCAGCCCAGTATTCTCCCAGGCTTGAATCATGTCGTAGGTCGCGGTCTGCTTCGCCAGCGAGGATTTGTTCGCTTGATAGGCTGAGATTTGCTGTGCCGGATTGAGTCCCGCATACAGCTCGGCCGCCCGGTTCTTAATCGTATTGCGGTCGTTACGTGCAGTCTTGCCCATGCCCATGGCGCCCATGTCGCCCGTGTAGGCGTAGCGCTGAGCCGCTTGGTCAATCGCGGCTGGCGTCATCGGCACGTCTTCCGCTTCGGCCAATCGAGCTGCCGTGTCCTTCCGGCTCTGCTCCTCCGACCGCTGGGCGAGGGTCATTCCCAGCAGCCGCGCGTCTTCCTTGGCCTGGGGCGAGAGGTGAGGCGCATACCCCTGGAGCACCTCATCTCGGATATCGGGCACGGCGCCCATCATCTTCGCGGCGGTAGACAGCCCCGCCTGCCAGTCCTGGTCCGTCTTCACCCCCGGCAGCGAGAGGTAGTCACTGACAACTTGCCGCCAGTGATCGACGAGCGCTGGACGATTCTGTGCTTGCGTAGCTTGGTCTCGCAAGTAGGTCGCCGTGCGGTCGAGCGCTTTATTCGCCTGCTCAAGCGCCAGCGTCAACGAGGCATGGACATCCGCCTGAGATTTCCCAGCCTCAATCACTTGGTCGAGCCGATCCTTGTCGTATTGGGACCCCCAGTAAGTCTTCGTGATGTCCGGTCCCACGAGGGCGGTAATCTGGGGGGTCGCGCGGGCAAACGCCTCTTGCGGGTTCGCTGCCGTCTGGACAGAACGCGCGATGCGGCCCGCCGTCTCGTAGGCCACTTTCATCGCGTTGTTCTTATCCATGAGTTCCGTAGCTTGGGCCTTCCGCCAGTCAATCGCTTTGGTCTGGAAGGCTATAGCTGCATTCCCTCGACCAGCCGATTGGAGGTCGTAGAGTACGCCGGGAACATCGATATCGCCCTCTGGAGTGGCGTGCCGCTGCATGGACTGGCCGATGAATGCCTCGTCATCCTGCTGCCGCTGCAACTCTTGAGCCTTGAGCATCTCCTGCCGCGCCATCATCTGGCGCTGCTGGATCTGGGCGAACTGGTCCATCGCCGCGAACGGTGAGAGCATAGGTTGGCGCTGGCCTTGACCGGCCATGCCACTAAGCGGAATCGAGGGATCAATGGGCATTAGGCGTTATACCCCCCAAAGCCAGGATTAGGCGCGTAGCCCCCTGGGGATACAGGTGACGGGTAGCCCCCAGGCGGAGGTGGCGTCCCAGTATGTAGGCCCCCGTAATAGTAGGGATTGAGCTGCGAGCCATACATCACGCCCGTGTTCACCATGTTCCCGGCGCCCGCGAGCGCCCCCGACCACGCATTGCCGCTGGCAATCTGCGCTCCGGCATTCGCGTTCGCTTGGTTTGTGTAGAGGTTCGACCCGGCGTTCGCGTAGTTCCCTCCAGCCCCGACGAGCGTATTCGCCGCCCCCGCGCCAAGCTGTCCCATCGAATAGAGCCGGTTGAACTGGTTATTTTGGTTCGACTGGAACGTGTCCCGGTTCGTCCCATACGACGTGAGCGCCTGATTGAATCCCTGGTTCTGCGCTTGCAGCCCCAGCCCCGCATACTGGTAGCCCAAGCCCGCCGCCGCGAGCTGCTGCTGCCACTGCGCATTGTAGGCATTCCACGCATTCTGGTAGTTCCGGTCGAATACGCCACTCGCGGCTTGCCAGCCGAGCTGGGCATTGGTCGTCTGCGCCTGCTCCGTCAGGCCCGCTGCCGCGAGCTGGTTCTGGGCATTCGCGTTGTAGACGTTGAAGGCGTTCTGGAAGTTCTGCTGATTCACCCCCGACGCGACGTTGTAATTGGTCTGATAGGCCGCGAGCGCATTCTGGGCGTTGAGAGCTGCCGACGCAAGGTTGTTTTGATTGTTCAGCGCCGACGTGCCATACGCCTGAGAGTAGCCCTGATTCTGCGCCTGAAGCTGCTGCTGGTAGAGCGCCATCGCGCGCTGCTGCTGCTCCGTGAACTGGCCAAACGCACGATTGTAGACATTCCCATACTCGCTCGATGCGTAGTTCTGGGCATAATCCTGCATCGCCTTGAGAACATCGCCCCCTCGCGCGCCCTGGGCTGACGCCTGATTCTGGATGGCCTGCTGCGCCTGCTGGAGCCGGAAGGCATAGCCGGGGTCGTTTGTCTCGTCGAGCGTCGGCGCGTGGAACGTCTCATTCGCGGGACCTGTCGGGACCGCCTGCCCATAGCCAAACTGACTCGGGGTGAAGGCTTGTGGCGCCGTGAAGGCGCCATACGAGAAGGGCGTCGGGGCACTCATCGGCGTGGGCGCCGAGACACTCCCGACTTGCTGGGGAGAGTAGTTGAACTCCCCGAATTGGAACGGCGCCATCGGGGAGAGCTGACTGCCGAAGTAGCCGCCCCCAAAGCTGCTGCTGGCGCCTGTATTCGCGGTTGCGAAGCGGTTCCCCCAGTAGCCCGTATCAATCGGGCCGTTCGCGCCCCCCGGCCCCTGGCCTTTGCCCGCGATCTGCTCCATCCAATAGTCAGGGTTCGCCGCGATGTCCGGCCGTCCCGATTGATTAGCGAGATAGATGACCTGGGCGCGGAGGTCGCCGTTCGGATCGCCTCCAGAGACCGGCGTCCCGCTACCCGTAGGGGAGGCTCCGTAAACACCGGGGTAGCTGAACTGCTGCGTATAGGGCGTCAGTAACGACCCTCCCGTATAGGCGAACGGGTCGTTCGTGACGGCTTGTGGCCCCACATAGCCGCCAGGGCCAA